GGGGTTACCCGGTTATGCCTAAGAAGTTCATTCAGCGGCATAACAAAGCACTGGCGGAGATCGCATCCAAGACGATCTCCGTCTTGCCTTTTATAGACGATAATCCTGAAGCCAAGGCAGAGAGGATAAAACGTACTACCGGAGAGGGTTGGGACGCTTTCTCGTTCTTTTGCCATACCTATTTTCCGCATATCTTTCCCCTACCTTTTTGCCCAGCGCATGAGACCATGTTCGATGAAACTGATAAGGGCTCAGGCATCATCGCCATCACTGGTTTTCGTGGGCTGGGCAAAACGGTACTCATGGGAGTGGTCTATCCGATCTGGATGATCATCAAAGGTGAGCGCTATGTGATCCATACCGCTGCAGACATAGATCTGGCGCAGGAACGCACTGCGTTTACACTTCATGAGTTGCAGAATAATAAGCGGCTCACTATGGACTATCCTGAGCTGCAGCCTATGGATAGCTTTGATCTGGACTTCTATCTCAAGAATAAAACCAGGATCAGAGCTAGGAGTATCAAGCAGAGCCACCGTGGAACTATCAATCCTAAGACTGCCAAACGTCCCGGACTGATCGTCTGTGATGATATCGATAAAGAAGAGAACATGGGTAACCAGTCCATCGGTAGGAGACGCATGGAGAAGATCACCCAGGAGCTTGCCGGAGCACTCTCACCTGAGGGAAACGGCAAGATAATCTGGCTCGGGAACCTGGTACATCCCAACTATGCGATCTGCCAGTTTCAAGAGCTCATATTAAGCGAAATGCGGGCCGATAATCCTGATTTCGCCTCAGGGTACCAGTCAGTCCTGAAAACGCACCAAAAAACGATTTTACGCTTCTCTCTCGAAGATCAGCAGGGCAAGTCCACCTGGGAGGATCAATACCCCACTGCCACTTTGCCAAACTTACGAGCTAAGTTCGGGATGACTGGTTATCAAAGAGAAATGCTGGGACAGCCGGTAATCGAAGGTAACATCTTCAAGAACCACTGGTTTACCAAGTATAGATCTCTACCTGAGCCAGCCCAGATGAAGCGGGTCTGGCTCTATGCCGATCCTGCCTGGGGAGAGAAGGGCTGTTACAAAGCCATCATCTCCATTGGCTATGATGGTAATCGCTTCTACGTAATCCATGTCTGGATACGGCAGACTGAGAACACCAAGTTCTTCAGATACTACTATGATGCCTACCAAGAGCTTGATCGCACTTACAGAGTGAAAGCCAGAGCAGCCTGTGAAACAACCTACGGACAGGCTCGTATCCTGGCGGACTTCGACAGGTGGGCACAAGACAACCATCTCCCACCCATCAGCCACCGCATTAAGCGCATAGATAACAAAGATAATAAGAACCTCCGCATCGAGAGAACTGAGACTATCATCGAGACAGCCAAGGTGCTTTTCCCGGAGGGACAGGATACACCCACTTTGATCTCCCAGTTCCTTACTTATCCTGATGGCTATATCGATGGCTGTGATGCATTGGCTGGCTGCCTGGAGCGCTTCTCCGAATATGATATTGGCAGAAACAGAGTAAAAGTTAGGAGATTCAGCTTCTGATGAACTACTACGATAATCTGATGCTGGAATATTACCGGGTCCTGAATAATGCCTGGAAAACAGAGATCAGGGATGCCGCCAGGCTTGCTATCCAGATGCTGAGTGATATGCCGAGAGCAGAAAAACTCAACCAGAGCTCAATAGATAAGCTTATGGGCATCATCAATACCCAGTTGGGAGATGACTTCGCAGCCCTGGTCAATGAGCCCACCAAGGCGATAATAGACCGCTGTGTGCGGCTCGGACTTAAGGACACCCAGGTACAAGCACCTACCAAGACCAGCATCGGACTCTGGGGTATTGAAGACCAACACTTATCTTCCACCATTCAGAAGCAGCAGTTGTTCTGGATCGGCAATCACTTTGAAGCTGATGTCAGACAAAACTTCGCAGATACACTCTCTAAAGCCATCGAGCAGGGTTACACCAAAGAGATGCTGGCAGATACCCTCAAAGATCAGTTCAATGACCTCGCCAACAGATCATCCCACTACTGGCAGGGGCTGGCAGAGCATACTGCACTCAGAATCAGAGAGTTCGGAAGGTTACAAGGTTATAAGAAAGCGAAAGCCAAATACTACAAGCTCGTGGTTATCCTGGATGACCGTACCAGTGACATCTGCCGGGCACTGGCTGCACAAGACAAGATATACCCTCTAAACGATGCAATCGAGGTAATGGATAATCTCATGGCTTTGGATACCAAGTCCAACAGTTTGGATGATGCCCGGGAATACATCAAAGCACTGGCTCCCTGGATCAAAAACGATCAGATCGAATACGACTCAGAGATGAACCCTGTAGGTGTCTCCGGAGCACATACTCCATATCCTCCTTTTCATTGGAAATGCAGGACGAGTACTATAATATACTAAAATAATACCTACTCTAACACAAAGGAATCATAACGAATTCGCATATTGTTTTTTAAGAATACTCTCCTTGTGATGAAATCGAGGATTTCACGATAATGGAGTTGAACCTCCTCATTATCCATGATCCGAATTTTTGATGCTTTTCTCCCCAACGAGTTAAATGATGTTCCCATATCTAAACCACTGGTGCTTGATATCCACCAACGATCATGAATAGGTGACTCATGTTTATCTCCGTAATCCATAAGGTATACTGTTGCGGGGATAGGGTCATCCGAGCTATTATCTCTCCATCCTTCTATATACTTGTTTTTAATATCAGTACCTGGATTACTAGCTACACTAGTAATAATCATCACGTTCAATTCAGGCTTAATTGCTTTAATAAACATCAAAATATCCAAATCTTTTACTGAGAAGTACTGGTCGCAAAGGAATAAATACTCATCGCAGGAATCAGTTATCCATTTTTTGATAAAGCTAATCGCCTTCTCCCTTTGATCAATTTCCACGAACAATATGGTGTCGCTTACTACAGTTGAGGGAGGTCGTACAAACTGGTTGAATGAGCCACTAGTGACCTGTGTCGTTAACTGTAAAATCATATCGAAAGTTGATAACATATAATTAAATAATGGTCTAAGTACCATCTTAGCTTGTTGTGTAGCTCTATTTTTTACAACTAGATTCTCAATAACACATGCGAAAATTGGATACGATTCAGATATTCCATATTTTGCAGCTTCTGTTATCTCTGAAGAGACGTAGTCTTGATTAGCACAAGCAGCAACATTATTCGAATTTAGTGATGCTAAGTACTGCCATGATGCTTCTGCAATGAGCTTGTATGAATTCCCATATTGATTCTGTTCAACTGGATTTTTGAATAACTCTTTTTTGATTTCAAGTACATTAAGCTGCCTCTTCAGATCATTTCTAATAATGCTCCTAGCTGGATCATCGTCAAGCATGGATGCGAAACTAGCGGCTAATTCTTGATCAAGATTATACGCAAAATCTATTAGCTCTTTCCTTGTTCCTTTATGGTCTGAATCATCGTCCGTGGCAATCAGTTGCCATGCTTTTTTAACGAGTTCCTTAGATATCTGTTTATTGGCATCAGATACGTATCTTGCTAGGATAAACAAATGTTCGGCTTTTTCAAAATCAATTGGCAGTTTATTAATCTCATCTTCAATTTCGTTGATAGGAAGTACATTCTGATCAGACACTTTCCGAGTCATCAGACCATAAATGACACTAAGGACGTAACATCTATCTGCAAGATTTGGTATATCTTTTGCCTGGCCAACTAGTTTTTTCCAAGCTGATGCATCCTTTGCCTTGAACATCCTAAATAACTGCGCTTTACATATCAATAAAAAACCATCGTGCGTTATTCCATCTTTCCAGGGAAGTGATTTCTCAATTATTGTATTTAAACGATTCTCCACCTCGGTTTTTTGAAGACGATCTATATAATGGTCTGAATTACGCTCGTTGTATACATAGATATCTGCAATGTTTGATATCACATCATAAAGCACATGATCGGTTTGTATTAGCTCGAGTAACCTAAGCACATCGTCAATTTGTTGGTATGTAATCTTTTTAAAGTGGTTTTTGGGTCGCTCAATTGGATCTAGTAGAGAAACTTTAGATAGGATGCAACGTATGGTATTACATGCAGCTTTTTCTTTTATATCCAAAGGTAATTTGGCAAGTTCGGTTAATGCAGTTGTACTATGGTAAAGATACATAGCGGGTGTTGCTTCATAGAGCACGGCATATCGTAACCCTTGATTATCATAGTGTTTACTAACTTTTGCTTGTAAATGATCAACACAAATTGTATCAGAGATATCTCTTCGATTGGCAAAATATGATCTAATTGAAAGATCACTCAGTAAACGGACCTGCATCACAATTGAAGGAAATTGGTTGATTCTGTTGATAATGCCATGCAGATCATCCCTTGTATCTTCTTTCTGATCCAGTAACCCGATGAAAGCTCTTATTGCAAGGAGCATAGTATAGATATTAGTCTCCGCTAATGAATATGAGTTGATAACGCAACTCTCCCTCTCTTGCTTCGTTTTTTCAAGAAACCCTATAGATAATGCTTTGTCAATCTCTGCCAAGCTGCCAACAATCATATACCCCATGTCAATTTTAAACCAGGAATTATCTATGGATGACCAAAGTTTTGTTATGTTATCTATTATTTCATTCAGTGGTAGTATCTTATCGTCATGAAAACGATTCTGATATCTTGCTAACAGACAAAATGCGTTACATCTTCTATAATCATTTTTAAAATCAGGCACAGATTTAACGATTTTAGAGAGGTGATGGAAACTTGTCGGCTCTATTCCATTATAAATCGTATTTTCAAGGATATAAAGTATCAAATCTTCTTTGATAGGTGTATCGGATATTGAGTCCAAAATATCAAGGTGTTGCGCAGTAAGTCCAGCAACTCCTTTATGATCTATGTAGGATCTGATAACTAGATCTGCAGAGCAGTCCTTTCTATGCTTTGTATTCATTTTTTGAATAATGCTAAGAGAAAGGTCTAAATCATATAAACACAGAATACCGAGTGTGTTCTTAATAGCATCAAAATGATCTGCCAAGGATTCAAATAGAACATCAACGACAGAATTGATCTCATCTCGCAGAACGAACTCAAGCTCCTCATCAATTGGACTAGGAGATTTCTTTTTTATAATCGTAAGTGCATGTAATAATCGAGTAAATGTGTTGCACTTCATAATCAAATTGCTTTGCTCTGAGACCTCATAGAAGACTTTAGAAAGCCGATCATATGCATCTTTAGCATCGAATTGAGATCTCCCAATAGCCAACATTATCTGTAACCTCAGATAATCTTCATGAGGTCCGATCTGCTTAAGATTGAGTAGTTGGTGATCAATACTGTTGATTACATACATAACGACGTCTTGTACATCGCTGAATTCTATTGGTGATATTAGTTCATAAAACACTTTTGAGTTAGGAGAATAATCTGTCTTTCTTACAACTAGATCAATCCCGTATCGAGTCACATCAATGGCATCATTACTTCGTCTATTTGCTTTAATCCACTCACAAAGAAATCGAACTTGAATACTAGTATCCGAAATATCCTGAACAGACTTTATAAGATCAGCCGCAGTTTTCTTCTGACTGATTATTTGAAAGCCTTTCGTGATATCTTGTAAGGAGGGATTAGCGATGTGCTTATTAAATAAATCTGAAGTATCTTTCTCTTCAGAGGGATTTCTTCTGAACATCGAAGCTATAGCCAATTTAGCAAAAGCAAAATCTGTTGAATTGGGATCGTTCTCAACGTTTAATGATGATTTGATAAGATTAATCGATAATTCTGGATCGAATGTAGAAATATCCATAGCAATTTCTACAGCTCTATCGCCTAGTATCTTTGTATCCATGTTTGTGATCGTTACTTGTATTCTTTCTATCAATGTAGGATCTAGTGCCTCTCCTTTGGTCACTTTGTGCTTACATATTTGGGCATAGGCCGCTAGCCTATCTTCAATTAACACTGCTCCGTTTGCAATTTCGATTGCTTTACTAGCTTCTCCCAATGACATTAAAGCATCGATTTCAGTTTTCCAAACTTTATCTTCATTTAGACTTGCAACAGCCGCACTTTTGATTGCATAACCAATCATAACTTCAGGTTTTCTAACCCTCAGAGCTGATAATAGCCCTATATCAATATGTTTTTTCAAGTTTATAAGTGAGCTTGCCTTCGATACCACTTGATAAAGAACTTCATCAGATAAGTAAGACAATAAGTCTATGTACTGCTCTTTAACATAGTAAATCTGTGGAAGTGAATCAAGTGATATATCACTATAAGGATTAACTGAAAGATATCCAATCAGTTGGTCATATACCTCATTTTTCAAATATGAGAGTTGATTCTCAACAAACCTTCTGAAAGCATCAGAGATAAATGTTATTACTCCTTGGTTGATTAGAATAAATTTGTGTTGTGTAAATTCCTGGAGAATGAATGCCTCATCAACATCGAATATGCAGGAAATTTGTTGAACAGTATACGGACTACACTCATTAGCAACAAGACAGAGTACCTTTAAGAGATTGACATCTGTGATATTGGCATGATTCCATTCATTTAGTAAGGCTTTCGGCAAATTGTCAGGTAGCTGCATAACAACAGCCTGGGGTGACAATCCGGAGTTTATCATCCGCTTAATACTTGATAAGTAACCAGGATTCCCATTACTAGTCTTAGCAATTTCTGATATGATATCTTGCTCGCTAATGAATTTTGATAGATACTCTTTAGACTCACTTAACGTAAAGCCACTTAGAATATACGTCTTAGTAAAATTACATTTGAAATATTTGCTCAGTTTGCCAGATTCACCGGTAACTATCAGCTTATACAGTGAGAAGTAATTAGATATCGGTAAGTGGTTAATAATCGTCTGGGAGTCATTTATTGAGATTTCATCAAGTCCGTCAATCAGGATAGTAAGGGACTCTCTCCTTTTAATAAGGGTTTTATTAGCTAAAACAAGGATCTCAAGTAGCTCGCCATCTGGAATCTCAATATTATCGAGATTACATTCAACTCCATTTATAAACCCATAAAGTTTAGTGTATAGCAGATAAGTGAAAAATCGAATATCTGAACCCCATCTACAGCTTATATCGAGTTCTATGTGTATTGTATTACTAGAGTATTTTTTATTATACTCCCTTAACAGAGTGGATTTACCGATCCCTTCATCACCTTCAATGAACAGCAGCTTAGTTTCACCTGTAAGGATTTTATTAATAGTACATATAACATTATCCCTATCTATCAGATCGGATTCATCATAGTTTTGCATATTTAAAACGTCAGCTTCCATCGAGTAACCCCTTGTAGGCCAAAATATATTATAAATTGTTACCTAAATCTCGAGTTTAATAAAACCCATTTCCCAAATCCACCATGCTGATTAACAGCCTCAATCCATTCCTGCAGAAAGCGTTTTTTTACTCTATCCTGCTCAGTCTCCTTGCCCTTTGTCTCAATTATACCCATCTCTCCGGTTTTCATCCTAACGATATAGTCAGGTCGATATTTTTTAATCGTACCATTGTAGATGTATAGGATCTCAAAGTTTAGATGGTCGTTCTTAACCCATGCATCAACTTCTGGATTGTGGTCTAAATGAAAAGCTTCAGTTGACTCCCAGGTACTATCTAGAACTACCAAGTTGATGTGAGACTTACGAGCAACTTCGCACTCCTTGCTAGTGTACCAGATTGGCATATCTGCAGTAGAAAGAATAGGTCTTTCTCTATCAAACACAGGCTCATAATACTCGGTATTCGAGTATCTGATCGCATCACCAATATGTTGAATCACTTTGCTCATATTCAGAGTGATAACCAAACGTCGGCGTAGATCACTAAAATTGAATACGGGGGGATCAATTTCGATTTTATCCGAGGCTATAAAATCCTCTACCAATCTCACCAGTTGGGCAAGCAGATACTCCTTGTTTCCCTTCCAGTCTGATGCCATCAAATGGAAGTTATCTCTGGCGATTTCAAACACTATACGCTGAGTTCTGAACTCTGATGATAGTTTTTCCAGATCGATTTCGGTGATCTTAGTTAAGTCAGGCTTCCCATCCAAGATTGGTGCAAGCTCTGCAATCTGTCTCACAGAAAATGCATCCAAGACAAGAGGTTGAACATTGTCCCAATCAAGACTTAGTTCTGGTTTGAAAGCTCTGTCTATGCGGACGATATTTGGCCATGATATACAAAATTCAGCCTTTTCGTCAAGAGGCATGATCATGGTTTTTGGCTTCGGGGGTGGTGGGGGTCCTCCCTCTCCACCTTCGTGTGGCAGGAACGTGAAGGGAACTCCGAAGATATTCACATACTCTGGCTCAAATAGCCCAGTCTCTTGATTTACATCGTAAGTGGTTCGCCTGAGACCACGGCCCACTACTTGTTCGCATAATAACTGGCTACTAAATGCTCTTAAGCCCATGATGTGTGTTACTGTTTTGGCATCCCACCCCTCGGATAGCATGCCAACAGATATCACGTTTTGAATCTGTGATCCAGGCAAGAGATTGCCGTTTTTATCCAGATGCCCCACTGTATCCACCTGTCTGCGAAGCAGCTCTGCCTGCTCCTTCTTGGACAATTTGGGGACGTCTTGGGCATCTTCGTTTTCATCATTATCGGTATCATTGTTAACCATGATCGTAACCACATTCTGTGATTCAGCCAATTTGAGAACATTCGAATCTATGTGCAATATCTTGCTAGTCTCACAGAGCTCATCTATGTGCACTTTCCGGAAGTCAAACGAATGCTTTACCCGCGCTGCAGTTTCTGTTCTGTTGCACACGGTTATCATAACAGGAGGAACAGGCTGGTTTGATGCCTGCCATGCTCTGAGAGTCTCTCGCCAATCAAAACCAAGAAGGTAATAAGCGTTAAGCACTAAGTCTGGAAGTGGGTCATCAGGTTTGGCGGAACGATTTAAGTCAGCTTTGACCTCATCATCGCTGTAAATATGGTAAAGCCTGGATTTATAGGTTTTAGCACTGGGATGAGCATCATCTCTGATCACCACACGTGGAGTCTTAACCAAGCCTGATTCAATTGCATCATTAAGACCGAAATCACTAACGATCCAGCCAAACAGGGTTTCCTCAGAGTTTTTCTTTCCAGAGGGGTAAAAAGGAGTTGCACTGAAATCGTAGCAGCAGAGGATGTTCCTGGCTTTATGGATGCGATCCAGACCCCCGATCCACACTGTAGCTTCATCCGCACTATCTTTCAGGTCTCGTTCGCGGTAATATTTGCCTTCGGCGGTTACGTTGACCCTCCAGGCGTGATGAGCTTCATCATTGATCACCAGCAGGTTGCGTGAATTGGACATCTCACCCAGAACTTCACGGCAATAAGCCTCATCGCTTTTCATTCCGCGTTTGTCAACGGAGCGTTTTTTCTTTATCTGTTCTTCACTTTCACAGGACAAGGTATGCCAATTTTCCACCAAGACTTTGCCTTGTCTCATCTTATCCTGCAGAGATGCTGGGACTATTCTGAACAAGTCGTAATAGTTCCCTTCGCTGCTGGGGATTAGTACTGATAACCGATTCTTAACAGTTAGTCCTGGAGCTACAACGAACACATTCTTAGAGAATCTGCGGTCTTGGGGATTGGTTACCTTGTTTACTACCTGCCAGGCGATGAGCATAGCCATAACTATGGTTTTCCCTGATCCAGTTGCCATCTTGGAGCATAAGCGTTGGAACTCACCGCCATCATTGGGTATCTCAATACCTGTTTTATCAGCAGCGGATGCCTCGGTAAGCCAGATAAGGGTTTCCATTGCCTCCAACTGACAGAAGAACATCCTGCGAGACTCAAACTCCTCAGGATCATACCAATAATCAAGTAAACGCTTGGTTATTCCTGTTACCCCAGGATACCCAGCTTCCCGCCAAGCCTTTATCCTCGGCCTGATTTGGTTTACAAGTGGGATTTCTACAAATATACCAGGATCATCATAGGCTTGAGATCGTTCAGATGCTATTACATATCCTGCAGGTCTTCTGCCATCCGCCAAGTCAAAGGTCCTGGTCCTGGGATCGTATTTCCAGTAGTATTTCGGCTCCTCATAAGGAGAGTTGATAATCAATCTATCAATCGTGGTCTGAGGCATCAGTCTAAACCTTTGATTACCAAGCTTTCAATACCCCGGTCATCAACAATCTTTACAGCTATGCGCTTGTGATCTCCGCATTTGAATGGTAGCGATTTAGTTCCCCGATATTGATCAATGAGGCTAACGTCAATACTTGCCTTCAAGTCTTTTGCTAATTTTGACCAGCCTTCTTTATCCCCTGCTAATGGGAGAAAAACTTGCTTGGGGAATAGACTTCTACCATCGTAGTCTGTATCGAGCATCCACATAGCTATCTTGTCTTTCCCGCCGGATTCGATCTGACCTGTTCGAGTGTTGTAGTAATCAAAACCCTGGACTTTGACAAGGTAGTTACCATCATTGCCTTTCTCGACAATGATTTCCGGTTGCCCTATTAACCAAAAAGAGTCATTGGACGCTCTCTTTTTCTTTAAGTCCTCGGTCAGTAGATCAGCATTCATCTGCACGCGAAGTAATTTAACCCCAGGCCAATTCGTCTCATCGATGTCCTTGGAAGCCTCCGGATCAAATTGGAAGGCTGCGAAGATCAGTATCTTTGGCTTGGGCACCAAGCTTTGAGCCTCCTCAAGAGCCAAAGCAACTTGACGCTGCTCCAACGGCATAAACTCTGATGCGAAGGATACAGCCACCCTTTCTGGAGTGAGTTTATCGGATTCTGTAATGGTCTCTGCTATCGCATGAAGCCAGCGGTAACCTGGAATAACTTCTATCCTGGAGAACCTTATGTACTGATTGTTTTTCCCTCGAACCCCTGTTTTTAACAGCTCATCTCGCCATTCCGATTGTCGCAACGTCTCTCCTGACCTGGCAATGCTTTCATCCGCAACAGGCTCTGAGCCGTTAACAATCTCATCAATGCTTTTTACCGCAGGTGCAGGGACAGCCTCAACTGTGAAGGGGCCTGTAACACGACTCTTTGAATGATCAACTCTGGGTTTATCATAAAGAGTAATGGTTTCAGGAGATTCATCTCTAGCTAATGTCTCGAGCTTGATTCTGTCTTGAGTTTTGTAGATGAACCCACTTGCAATACCTTCAGCAGGATGGGATAGTTCATAAAAATCAAACATAGAAGTCATAAGTCGTATTTTGGCAAGAGTGATTGAAACCCTTGAAGTATCACAGGTTATCCATCTACGACCCCATTGTTCTGCTACATAAGCAGTGGTTCCGCTTCCACATGTGATATCCAACACCAAATCACCGGGATCTGATGATAAAAGGATGCACCTTTGTACAGGTAACTCGTCTGTTTGAACCGCGTATATTGGGTTTTGCTCTGCTAATGTATCATCCCACAGATTGTTAAGTAGTTGATATGGGAAATCTGTGAAATATATCTTGTATGGCCTTGATTGACTTCCAGGAACCAGTCTATTCAACCTCAATAAGTTTTGCATTCCTTTTGCATCAGCTTTCCATTCATGCCCAACTGGGGGTTTTAGCTTATACTGCCCTATGTCAATAGTATCGGTATTTGTCGGGGAACTAGACTTTTTGGAAGCAGAATGTGTCCTGAAAACCCTACTCAGGTCAAGACTTGGATTAAGGACATCCTCTTCTGTCAGTTTTCTGGTTCCATTTTCGTCATCGTAGAATCTGTACTCACCTCGTAGTTGCTGGAACCTATCAATTGGAACGTAAAGGGGATTAACCTTAACATTATTAATGTCCTTGGCGTACCAGACGATATAGTCAAATAGCTCAAATAGTCCTTTGCCAAAACGAGATAGAAATGAAGCTCGCTTCTTGAAGGGAATAATGTTTACGCAGTTCTCATACCCGAAGATTTCATCAAGGATATTCTTTACGAAATGAAGATTGTCATCGTTAATTTGAATGAAGATGCTACCTGAGTTGTCTAACAACTTCCTAGCTAAGCTTACCCTATCCCTTAAATAGGTTAAATATGAGTGAATTCCTAACTCCCATGTATCACGAAAAGCCCTAATTGTTTCTGGCTCTATTGTCATGTCTTCATCTTTGTCTTCGACCTTGTTCTTATTCGTAAACGGCTGGAAGTTTGATCCATATTTGATGCCATAGGGAGGGTCCAAATAAATTGTTTGAACCTTACCGCTCATCCCTTCTTTTTCCAGCAATGAGTTCATCACCAGTAGCGAGTCGCCTGCGATTAATCGGTTCGACCAATTATGTTTATGCTTGTAAAACTGGATTGCTTCTCGAATAGGTGGGTTCTCTTCTGGTTTACTGAAAAGGGATATCTCCATCTGGTCGTTTGTATCATTCTCCCTTTTTCTTACTGCTTCAATGATCGTGAGTGGATCAATACGTTCATGCACATGAAGTGAAACAGTAGGAACCTCAAAACTGAGATGTTCAGCTTTTCCAGCCCATTGTAATTGAGGGTCTATATGGGGATCGTAGCTGTATGTTTTCTGCTCTCCGTCAGGGTCTGTATCGGGATCGACCATGCCAACCGGAGGGTTATTCAAGCGCTCTTCTTTTGTGTGCAGATAAGCTTCGATGGGACTCGGAGCATCTTTTTTCTTCGACATCTTTCATTCCTTTGAACGAATCTATCCACCGTCCAACTTTATTATTCAAGCTATCTTTGGAGCTCATCTTATCGAAGATTAGCCCCAAACTCCAATAGAACATCAGATTTACATTTTTCTGATTTTTACAATCTTATAGCAAACGTCAAATCTGTCAACCAAAAATCTGTCGCATCCTTGCTCATCCTGATTTGTCAGCGGACAGGATAGTGCTTTCCTGGCTCCGGATCAATAATCACATCTGGAACAAGGAGATAGCATGACCGAAGCGTTGATGAACAGAATCAAAGCTCAGTTAGTCAGACATGAGAGTCTGCGGTTGAAGCCATACCGCTGTACAGCAGGTAAACTGACCATCGGATATGGCCGCAACCTGGATGACAAAGGTATATCCAAGTCAGAAGCTTACGAACTGCTAGCCAATGACATTCGTAGCTGTGGAGAGCAGCTCATCGACGAGATTCCTGAGATATATAGTGGTTTGGATGAAGTTCGCAAGTCTGTACTGCTCAATATGTGCTTCAACCTGGGTATTGGTGGGCTGCTTGAATTCAAAAACACATTAGCGTTTGTAGCTGCCGGAGACTGGGAACGGGCTGCCAATGGCATGCTGGCTTCCAAGTGGGCGAAACAGGTTGGTCACAGAGCGATTGAGCTTTCAGAACTGATGAGGAAAGGCAAGTGATACCGATCCCGGTCGAGATTGATGCCATGCTGGCTATACTCAATCTCCCCAAAGAGATGGGTGATAACGGCATCTTCAAAGAGCATCGTATTCTGGTTCTGGAGACGGTTCGGTCTGTTGTGTTATCGGAACACTATACTCGGGCAATCCAGGAAGACATGCCGGAGGATGACCCTCTGCTGATCTCTTTTCGTTTTGGGTTCTGCTTCCTGATGCTGCATAGTACCTGCGAGTTTCTCAATTTGAAGACTCTAGGCGAGGGAATCGTCAAGACCGTAGGATTAGACCAGTCTGCTACCGAACTTCTCACAGGGAGCGAAATTGACGCATTCAAAGCCAACCTTGAGCTAAGAGCGCTAACCGGGCTTCGAGACTATCTCAATCTGCAAGGTCAGAATCGCCTGGATGAGCTGAAACCCAGACCACCGAAGGTGATCAGGGTGGGAGTGGTCTGATGCCTGATAGATATAACACTCCGGATGAACTGATGCGGGAGATCTACTTGGCTATCTATGCTGCCTTGGAGAGCCGTCTGCATCTGATCGGTTCTGTGATCGATGCCGAGTCCCGCAAGGAGATATTGGCACAGCAGATCTATGACAAGGGTGACTTCTATGGCAATACCGGCTATCTGTTGCAGACTACCGATACTGCCATGATCTTGAGAGTTGGCTCGAATGTAAAACACGAGCATTTCGTTTTGGGCGGCAAAGTGCCTTCCTGGACTCCGATCGCTCCCCTTATCGCTTGGGTCGAACGTAAGCACCTGTCTTGGACTGATAAAGAGACAGGGAAGCTACTGACCGTAGCTGAGATCGCTTATCTCATCCGGGGCAAGATCAAGCGGGAAGGCATAGCTGCCCGTAATGTATTCGCTACTGTCATAGCTAACCGGGAGCAGTGGATATATCAACAATTGAATTCAATCGAGGTAAGTCTATGACCGCACATGAGAAGTTTATCGCAGACCGTAATCGAATAGTCGATGCCCTGAAGTTTTCCGATATCCCCACCATCCAGTTCAACAAGGATGCAATACCCAAGCAGTTACCCTGCGCTATTGTAATCTTGGATTCAGAGACAGGCAAGAATGGCACTTCCAGACAGTATGTGAGTACAGACCTGGCATGGACAGTATTCCTAATCGTCAATGCGCAGAACGTGGATGATCCTGATAATGACTTACACCTGCTCAAAGAGAAGTTCCGAGCCATATATCTCAAACTGATGAACCGGGACTTGCCCAGTATCGAGTATTACACCAGCCGCATAGATGGCACACGTTTGGTACGGATAGCCAAGATCGACCTGCTGAAAAGCGGAACCGGAGCGGGTTCATGAGAGTGATGCGATTAGGTGCTTATAACCTGGCTATCAGTTCTGCATCTGATCTCCTGGAGACCAAGTACAAACCTGATCCGATTGACTTATCTAAGTGCACCCAGATCGGTAAGCAACTGATCTCCAAAGCTTCCGAGACCAAGAAAGTGGTTTCTCAACCCTACTCAATGAGCAATCTGCTCAATCTCCTGGATACCGACGAGTACCACTGCGGCTGTATCGATGCTTTGACCATGGCTACTATCATGCAGTTCGAATGCAAGAACAGCCAGGTCAAATCCTGGATGGAAGCTGCCGAGTTTCCTGCTTGTGAAGACCAGACCACTATCTTAGGCGAGCTGATGAAGTTCTATCTCGCCTGTGGTAACGGCTTCCTGATCAAGATGCGGAATGCCCAAGGCCAATGGATGGGACTGGAACGCATGCTGCCCTCGGAAGTGCAGATCGTGGAGAACTATGATGAGTTCGGTTTCTTCAAACCCAACTATATCCAAGTGAAGAACAACCAGAAGAAGGACTTCGCCTACGAGGACATCATTCACGTGAAGAAGTCCACTCACCGCTCCAACGCTTGGGGTCTGGCTTGCCTGCCCATTGCCATCAACATCGAGATCTTGGGTGAGATCAAGACCTTCGACTATAACAACTTCAAGAACGGCCTGATGATCGACTATTTCGTGATCGTGGAGGGTGGCACTCTACGTGATGGCACAGTTACCGATGAGCAAGGCAATGAAGTGTTGACCGATGCCTATACCGAGATAGAGAAGGCCCTCACCGAGGTCAAAGGCAATGCCAAGAGCCACTCTACAGTCCTGATCGAGAGTGAGAGCCGGGACGTGAAGATACGTCTCGAACCACTCCGTCAGCAAGACCGGGAAGGTGGCTTCCTGGGACTCAAGAAAGACCTCAGAGAAGGTATCCTTGCCTATCATAGAGTACCTGCCAGGATCGTCTCACAGCTTATCCCAGGGCAGCTTGGTGGTGATAACAGTAGCGATATGCGGATGTTCTACCAGTTCGTGGTCAGACCGCTGCAGAACCGCCTGGCACTGGCTCTGGCAAACGAGTTTAACTTTGATTTCGGCTGGAATGTGAAGCCTGAGGACTTCAACTTCGGTAACCTGACCGAGGTGCTGCAGACTGCTGATGAACAGCTTTTCATGCAGAGTCGTAACTTCGGAGCGCAATAACTATGTATAACTATTCAACTGACAATCAACTAAACAACAATACAAAAGGAGGTAGCGTGAATCGTAAACGCACCATTCTCAAGGGAGAACTCCGTAATGTGGAAGTCGAGCTGGTCTCGCTTCTCTTCGATGAGATGACTCCCGCCAATCAGAAGGGCTTTGTGGTCAAGAATACTGTAGGCTCTTCTGGCAGAAGCTATGAACACAAGATCAGCTCCACCAAGTTCAAGAGTGAAACGAGTGGCACTCAAGGACGGCTTTATGTCACTCTGATGGAGCCCAACATCCACGACTCGCAGGGAGACTATTACAACCGGGATGAGATACAGAAAGCCTGTGACCACTTCGCCAAGCATGGCCTGGTGGGCAAATGTGACGTCAATCACAACATGCAGCCGGTGCCTGAGTTCACCGTAGTCGAGAACTACATCCTCAAGACCAGTGACCGGGAACACTTCCCCGATACCAAGGTGGGAGCCTGGGTACAGGTCTTGAAGTGTGAAGATCTCAACTCTGAGCTCTGGCAGAAGGTAGAGAAAGGCGAGTTCAATGGTGTCTCCATCTACGGACGAGCCGATGACTACCGCAGTGCGGAAGCGAGCCTGACCGAGATCAAGAACGAGCTCAACAACCTGCGTAAGGTAGCAGAGCATAACAACAACTCCGAGTTGCAGAAGGAAATTGGTAACATCACCGATCGCATTACCGAACTCGAAAAAAGCAGTGGATCAGTGTTGGTCTCTGATGCGGTAAAGAGCATCGAGAAGAGCCTGAAAGACCTATCTGTGAATATGTCTCGTGCGATCTCCAAGTCCATACCGGGTGAGCCAGACAACAATCAGCAGACTACTGATCGTGAAGTCAGCATCGATGGCAATAAGATCATGGTCAAGGCCAGCCACCGTGAGATCTACAAGGGTATCTCCGACGTGGACTCCGGCAAGGCCATGAACATCCTGACCGCCAATACCACTTCGCTCTTCATTGACGAAGTGATCGGCAGCCAGCCTGGTGATACGCTTTCGGATATTTCGGTGCTACCACTGCTGAAGGACGAGAAGATCGATGTCGGTCTGATCGATGACCTGGTCTTCAAGAATTCCCTAGATGGCGCTCTGACGGCTCAGAATGTGAGTACTGCAGACCTCTCCGTTCCCACCGGGATACTCAATGCCGAGTTCACCTTAGGGAGAGATGTGGTCGAGTTCTACAAGGACAAGTACGGTGAAGATGCCTTCGGTGCCTATGTAGAGAATCACATCGCCAAGAAGACCGAGAAAGCCATCCGCATGCTGCTCTTCAAGGGTGATCGAGCCTCCGCCACTGCCAAGATCAAGGCTCTGGATGGAGTAGTCAAACTGGCTACCACCGCCACCGACGTCACCAACCTCTCCAAAACCACCTATACCGACTGGGCGAAGCGCTTTGAAGCTGCTCTCCTGGCATTCTCGGATGAGATGCTGGAAGAGCAGGAGAACTTCAAGTTCTACGTCAGTCATAAAGACCTAATCCGTATCCGGGCTGAACTCGCCAAGCGTGAGACCGGAGCCGGAGATCGCCTGCTGCTTGAAGGCGGCAACGTCTCCTTTGCGGGTATTCCCGTAAAGCCCCGTCTCATGGATGCCGACTACATCATCGGCGGTCTACCTAAGTTCATCATTGTCGGCTATCGCACTGATGCCGAACTCAAAGTAGAACACCACGGAAGTGACTGGAAGTACCACTGGTACATCCGTATCCGTCCCGGCATCACCTACATCTCCGGCTTTGTTAAAGTGTTCAAACTCACTACCTAGTTAACAACTTAAAAGATAAGGAGTATCTATGGACTTCATTATTGCCAATCAGGAGTTTCTCCTGGGTCTGATCTCGGCTCTGGTGGTCTGGATCATCTCCAGAACCACCGGGAAGCTGATCGACAAGGCCAAGGTCAACTCGGCTCTGGCTATCATCCTGGACATCATCCAGGACATCAAAATCAACCCTGCCACTAAAGACCTGGACGATTATGCCAAGAAGCAACTGGCTGTGGAGCGAGCAACCCAGTCCCTCCCGGCCAAGCAGACGAATGTCATTCTCAAGGTTTTCGGCACCATCGGAGGAGCCATTGAATATGTGTTCCACAACCGCAAATGGCTCTTTAGCATCGGCAAGGCGATCAAAGGGGTGTTCTGATGCCCAACCCTATCATACCACCCACTTATCCCGCCCCTATGACCGAAGCTGATCTGGGGTTCAGCAAGCTGATGGATGTCTTGATTGCCGATCTCGTTTACTTCGGGATCGGCACCTACGATCAGACCTCCATCGATACGCTGTATGCCACTCAAGGCTCGGTCAAGACGGAACTGACCACCAACTTCGACCTGCTCGGGGAACTGGCTGAGAAGCCCGGTAAGACGGACTCTAAGCTTACCAAGCTCAAGACCCGCAACTATACTATCCCGGGCAAGCGCACCAGCACGGTCGAACTCAACATCTCAGGACTCTCAACCAAGCAGAAGAACTTCCTGGAAAGCACTCTGTTCATGAGCAAGGATACCACCATCGTAGTGGTCTCCAAAGAGTATGACAGAGCTGTGATCTTTACCGGACTCCGCTGGACGGTTGACTGGTCGGGAGAGGCGGATGGCCTCTTCAATGTAGTCATCTCCACCGAGTTCTCCGGAGTAACCTCCAACAAGATCTTCCTGCTCAAGGATATCCCTGCGGGTGTCTGATCTAACAGCACTTCGCAACTACACTCTGAATAAACAAGGAACCAAGATGGATTGCCTGTGTAAACCTGAAATCGCGGGGTCCTCGCAGCACGACTTGTCGGGCTGTGGGGTGCTCAA